AGGATTTAGCGCAAAGTATAACTTTGCTAAAGGAGGGCTTACAGATATGAACAACCAAACACAGATGGCTTTTGCGCTGGGCGGCGAGGCTGAGACAAGAGACCCAGTGTCAGGCAATGATGTACCTCCGGGTTCTCTCCCTGTTGAGGTACGTGATGACATCCCTGCACGACTATCTGAGGGTGAGTATGTTGTACCTGCTGATGTTGTACGTTTCTTTGGTGTAAAATTCTTTGAAGATATTCGCATGGAAGCAAAAAAAGGCTTGCAACAGATGGATGTTGATGGTAGAATAGGCGGTGAACCTATTCCCCCACAGATGCAGATGGCTCAAGCACCAGAGCAAGACATTGACGCAATGATTGATGCTGAGATGGGTAACATGAATGCTGGTGGTTTAATGTCTGGGTATGCTGAGGGTGCAGCGGTTACTGCTCCTTCATATACACCGGGTGGTGGGTTTGGTTATGGCTATGGTTCACAACCAATGTCAGCACCTCAAACAATGGCACCCCCTGCTCCTGTTGCTCCTGTGATTACAGGTGGGGCTGAACCTGTTGCTCGTCAAGAACCTGTAGGGGGTTGTCCTGAAGGAACTTTATGGAATGGTTATCTCTGTGCTGTTAATTTAAGTTATAATCCAAATGCAGGAGATCTTCCTGATGATCCTGAAACAACACCAGTAGAAAAATGGTATGAAGAGGATGGTGGTAAAGCACTAGTTAATCCAGAAGAATACATAAAAGAACAGTTTAATAAAGGTTCAGGAACTTCTGATATTAATCCCCTTGTTCCCAAGGGCGCAGGTATACAATTAGCATTTGGAATTTTTGATCTTGTAAATAAAAAATCAAGCATTTCTAAAGCGGCTGCTGCTTATAGGCTTGCAGAAGCTAGAGATCAAATAATAGAAGGCAGCGACTTAGCAAAAATAGGAGACCAACTTTTTGGAAAAGGCGATTCTTTAGGTAAAGGGCTTGTTGCCTCTTTGTCTAATGGAGATTGGAAATTAAATAGTTATGCTAGAGATCTTGGTTTTAAAAATTGGGAAGACTCTCAGTCAGAAGGAACTGTGGAAGGTAAGAGTGTCCAGACCACCTCTAGAGGCAAAACCACAACTGCCCCAATGTTTACAGGAATTACTAAAAAAGCAGCGTGGAAATCTTTAGATAAATACTTAAGTTTTAAAATTGAAGAGGGGCCAAGAAAAGGTCAAGCATTTAACTTTGATCCTGCAGAACTGGCTGAACTTAGAGATACTATTATTTACACTGATGAAGATAGAGGTGGTCCTACTGGTGCAGGTGCAACAGCTAATATTATTTCAACAGAAGAAAAAGATGGTACTACATCAAGCTCAACTGGATTTGATTTTAACAACCCTCTTGCTTCACGCAAGTATGGGCCGCTGCCAGCCTCAGCAATAACTAGAGAAGTTACTCCTATCAGCTCTTCTGAACGTGCTAGATTAAGTGGCAATACTAGTAACAGCTCAAATACCTCTAATAACGTTGGTACGAGATTTAGCAGTAGAGGTAAAAATAAAAACAAAGGTGGTCTAATAACTAAACGTAAGAAGAAGTAACAATAAGGCTACCCAGCTACGGCTGGCCCCAATATAAAAGGAAAAAATATGCCTGAACTACAAACAATGGAATCCCCAAAGATTGCGGGATTTGTTAATCCTAACTTTAATCGTAATCGTAAACGTATAGAAGAAGATGAGAAAGAACTAGAAGCTCTTGAAGCTAGTACAGAAGAAGTTAAAGAAGAAGAAGAAGTGGTAGCTTCTGAAGAAGAGCAAGAGGTAGATGACAAAGATCTTAGTCGTGAAGAAAAATCTTTTAAGAAACGTTATGGTGATGTACGGCGTCACATGCAACAGAAAGAAAAAGAATGGGAAGAAAAATTTGCTGCACTAGAGAACCGTCTCGGTGAAGAAAACATTCGCCCACCTAAGTCTGATGAAGACATTGAGTCATGGGCTGCTGAGTACCCTGATGTAGCTAGTATTGTAGAAACAATCGCTGCTAAAAAAGCTCAAGAGATGTTCAACAAAGCAGAAGATCGTTTGCAGAAACTAGATGCTAAAGAAGCTGAGATTTCTCGTACATCTGCTGAAGATAATATTCGTAAAGCTCACTCCGACTTTGACAAACTACGTGAGGCTGATGACTTTCATGACTGGGTTGATGAACAACCTAAGTGGGTACAGAATGCCCTCTATGAAAACTCAGATGATGCTGACTCAGTAATCCGTGTTATTGATTTGTACAAGGTTGATAATGGTATGACTAAGAGTGACTATGCAGCTAATCGTAAGAATGCTGCTAAGACTGTTAAGAAAGGTTCTAAGGCTAAGATTGAAGCAGATCAGTCTGCTGGATCATACAAAGAATCTGATATTGCTAAGATGTCTGCTAAAGACTATGAGAAGCAAGAAGAAGCAATCACTGCTGCAATTAGGTCTGGTAAATTTATTTATGATTTATCTGGCTCTGCACGTTAATATACTATTGACAAAGTAAAATTTGTTAGTATAACTAGGGTTAGTAAAAAGAAGCCACCGTAAGGTCTACCTTCTATACTGACCCCCCACTAAAGCTCAAACAAAAATACAAAGACTACCTGTATTAAGTCTAGGCCCGTATCAAACTAGTTGGCCGATTAGTTAGATTACGCACCCTAAACACTCAGCCTCTTTATTATAATGTTTAGCTCAACAAAGCCTAAACTTTATAGGAGGATCTATTATGGCTTTCGCAACCACATCAGGTTATGGGAATCTACCAAACGGTAATTTTAGCCCCGTAATCTACTCAAAAAAAGTACAGCTTGCTTTCCGCAAGAGTACTGTTTGTGGCGATATCACAAACTCTGATTATATGGGTGAAATTTCAGCGCAAGGTGATACCGTACAAATCATTAAAGAACCTGAGATTTCAGTAAGTTCATACTCCCGTGGTACAAGTGTTACCGCACAGGATTTGGACGATGAGGATTTCTCACTCGTAATTGACAAAGCTAATTACTTTGCTTTCAAAATGGATGACATTGAAGAAGCTCATAGCCACGTCAACTTCATGGACCTTGCAACCAATCGTGCTGCATACCGTCTTGCTGACAACCATGACCAAGAAGTTCTTGGCTACATGGCTGGTTACGCACAGGCAAGTCAACACGCACAAGCTAACGCTTTGAACACCAGTGTCAATGGTGAGAAAGCTGTGGCTACTGCAGGTGCTAACGAATTGCTTGCTTCTATGCAACTGCATAAAGGTGACTTTGGAAATATTACTACCACTTCTGCTGGTACACATTCCATCCCGCTGACTGCACGTATGCCCGGAGCAACCTCGTTGCCGACTGCTACTGCTTCCCCAGCAATGGTTATTGCTCGTATGAAGCGTTTGCTTGATCAACAGCAAGTTGACTCACAAGGTCGCTGGCTGGTTGTAGATCCAGTATTCATGGAAATTCTTGCTGATGAAGATTCACGCTTCATGAATGCAGATTTCGGTGAGTCAGGTGGACTGCGTAACGGTCTGGCTGTAGCTAACTTCCACGGTTTCCGTGTGTACTCTTCGTCTAACCTGCCAGCGGTAGGCACTGGACCGGGTACTTCTGGTACAGCAAACCAGTTGACTAACTTTGGTGTTATTATGGCGGGACATGATTCCTCTGTAGCAACCGCAGAGCAAATCAATAAGACAGAATCATATCGTGACCCTGACAGCTTCGCTGACATTGTCCGTGGTATGCATCTATACGGTCGTAAGATTCTTCGTCCTGAAGCAATCGTTACTGCCCGTTATAACGCAGCATAGGGGAGTAATACGTTATGGCTACAATTACAATGAGTACAAACTCCGATTCAACATCAAACAATGCTGGAACGGGAAACAAGAAACTCCGTGGTGCAATTTCGGTTTTGCAAAATGACATTGATTTTGCTGACGCTATCTTGCAAAACGGTGGTACGGCTATTGCAGCGAATGACATCATTCAAGCTATTGCTTTGCCAACCAACACAATGGTTCTACATGCAGGTATCAAGGTTGTTACTGCAATGGAAGGTACAACGACTGACTCAGCACTACTTCTGGGTCAAACGGGAGGTGATATTGATCAGTTTTCAGCAGCATTTGATTATGATGGTGCGTCTGTAGGTGATCACACTACTGCTACTATGTCTTCGGGTGTAGCAACACTTCTGCCTTTCTTTACTGCAGCAGCCGATACCCTTGATGTAGAAGTTCACGCATCTAGCGGAACTATTACTGGTGGTATTATTCGTGTATATGCAATCTGCATTATCATGGATGACATCACAGCAGACAAATCTGCTTCTGAAGTAGACCGTGATCTGTTGGCGTAACTTAAAATAAATACTTAAGGGGCTGGCTACACGCTGGCCCCTTTGGTGCATCTTAAGGAAACATAATGGCTCTTACATTTCTTATATTAACTAACAGTGTTATAACTCGTATGAATGAAGTAGAGCTTACCTCTGCTAACTTTACGGGATCAAGGGGTGTTCAAACACAGTGTAAAGCTGCTGTTAATGAGTCAATTAGATATATTAATCAAAGAGAGTTTGGTTATTCTTTTAATCATGCTACCAACTCTTCTGCTTTAGTAGCGGGACAAAGCAGATATACAATACCTGCAAATACAAAATCTATTGATTATAGTACAGCCAGAATAAAAAAAGATGAGGATCTTAATGCTTCGGGTAATAGTCTTACAACGTTGAACTATAATGAGTATATTCAAAATGGATTTGCGGATCAAGAAGATGATGTTGTTGCAACAACTTTAGATGGTTCTCATTCTAATTCTGTTACTACATTAACTTTAGTTTCTACTACAGGGCTAGATACTTCTGGTACTGTTCACATAGGAAGTGAGCAAGTTACTTATACTGCTATATCAGGTAATGATATTACAGGATGCACACGTGGTGCTAATAGTACTACCGCTGCTGTACATGCAAGTGGTGTTGCAGTAACGCAGTTTATAGATGGTGGTGTACCTAGAAGTATTGTTAGAACTCCTGACAATAACTATCTTTTACACCCATATCCAGACAAAGCATATACACTAGCTTTTGATTTTTTTACATTCCCTGATGACCTATCTGCACATGGTGATATTACTACTATCCCAGACAGATTTAAACCTGTTATTACAGATGGTGCTTCTGCTTTTGTTTATCAATACCGAGGTGAAACCCAACAGTACCAGTTAAATTTTGAACGTTTTGAACAAGGCATTAAAAATATGCAAAGCTTACTTATTAATAAGTTTGAGTATGTTAGATCAACTGTTGTATTAAGACCCCGTGGTTCTATTAGTTTTATGTCTGGTGTTATTTAATGCCTGATAGTTCTCAAGTACAACCAATAGCATTTAACTGTGAGGGTGGTTTAGTTTTAAATCGTTCTACTTTTCTTATGCAACCGGGAGAGGCACTGGAACTAGAAAACTTTGAACCAGACATTGAGGGTGGCTACAGAAGAATAGATGGCTATAGTAAGTTTGTAAATCACGTAGTTCCTTTTACATCAACCAGCTCTGAAAAAGTATTAATGGTAGCTAACTTTGCAAACAAAGTAGTAGCAGCCAGAGGTGAAAAGATAT